TATCATTCAAATGGCACAACAGCTATATCAGCAAGAAATAATACCACTAACGGAAGTATTCAGTTTCAAAGATATGATGGAACTACGGCAGTAACCTCAATGCGTATTGACACATCAGGCATCGTATTGGTAGGTAAGACCGCAACTAACTTTGGTGTTGAGGGTGTTGAGCTTAGAGGCAGTCCGAGTTCACTTCAATCAGTAGCTACTTTTACCAGAGATGGTCAAAATGCTGTAGCTTTTAACAGATTAACAAATAATGGTTCTATAGTTGATTTTAGCAAAGACGGCACAACTGTAGGGTCTATCAGTGCAGGAGCATCGTCAGGTGGAACGAATCCAATAGCCATTGGTTTTGAGACTTCTGGTCTTTGGTTTATACCTGCCGCCCAAGCAATAGCCCCTTTTAATATGACTACTAACGCAGGGTCAGACAATAGCGTTGACCTCGGTTATTCATCTTTACGTTTTGATGACATCTATGCCACCAACGGTACAATACAAACGTCTGACCGTAATGAAAAACAAGGCATTAGAGAGTTACTAGATGCAGAACAAAGAGTAGCTACAGCCTGTAAAGGATTGTTGCGGGCATTTAAATGGAACAGTGCTGTAGAGGAAAAAGGTGATGAAGCTAGAATACACTTCGGTATCATAGCTCAGGACTTACAGGATGCATTTACTGCTGAAGGTTTAGATGCAAGTGACTATGCGATGTTTATTAATTCAACTTGGACAGATGAAGAAAATGGTGAAGAGCGTAGTCGTATGGGTGTACGTTATTCTGAACTACTAGCATTCATCATTTCAGCAATTTAACTAGGAGCAAAAAATGAACTTTACAGTATCAACATTAGAAAGCAACACAGACGGTGGCGTAACGGTAGCACACTGGCGCGTGAGCAAAACATCAGGCGATTATGTAGCTACTTCCTATGGTACTGTTAGTTTTACTCCTGACTCATCTGCTGATGGTTACACAGCCTATGATAGCTTAACGGAAGAATCAGTGATTGCATGGGTACAGGCATCACTAGACACAGAATCATTAGAAGCCTCTTTAGATGCTGACCTAGCAGAACAAGCTAGTCCAACAACTATTGTAGGGACACCGTGGTAGTAAACTAATTGGTGTAACCATGCACAAGATAACAGGAAACACAATGACTGAAGAATCAAAGCAAGCAATTGATGTGATTGCTGCATCAACAGGTGTAATGTCCGTAGCTGCATGGTTGCCACCATTAGCAAGTATATTTACTATTATCTGGCTAGGTATAAGAATATATGAGTCAGAAACGGTACAGAAGCTATTAAAGTGAGAAAGGCTTGGTTAGGATTATTGTTGTTTGGCGTTATGGCTAATGCTCAGAATAACCAAGAGGGCAGCCTAAACACTAGCGCCATTGACAGCACGGTCAGCAGTCACAATGTAAGTGAAGACTACAGTGTCAGCACCACTTATCAAGGCGCAGGCAGCTCGTCAGAAATACCAGTAGGCAGCGCTATTAGCCCAAGTTACATGAGTAGTGGCTCAGATACGTGCTTACAAGGCACAGGCGGATCGTTACAAACTGTTGCGCTTGGCTTTTCTTCAGGCAGTTATGTGGTAGATGAAGACTGTTCACGCAGAAAAGATGCAAAAACATTAGCTGATCTAAATTTAAAAATTGCAGCAGTGTCTAGATTATGCCAAAGCCATTTAATTTACAGGGCTATGCTGTTAGCTGGCAGCCCATGTCCGCTGATAACAAATGGCAGGCTTGTAGCAGGCAAGAAAGGCTTAATAGTTATTAAACAACAGCCAGAGCTTTACATACCTGATTACGAGGATGATAAAGACTGGTATAACGGAATTTTGGGGATAGGCAAACAGGTAGATAATGATGTTGAAGAGGATTATATTTCTATTAGCGATAAGTACCGCAGCTCAAAGCAATGAGCATGACAATCTACTGAACAGTAGCGGTGACATCGTTGGGCAAATTGATCGCGCCATACAATTAGTTGGCGCTGCGACTGAATACGCAAGTCATGGCACTGGCTGGTCAGATGGCACGTTATCATCAACTGCGCATATTAGCACTGATCAGTTAGAAGCATATAATGCTGCATTGACTGCATATGCTGACAATTACCAGCCATACGGCAGTATGCAAACAACCTTACAGGATAAAGCGCAAGAACACCTCAACACTATGAATGCTAGCATTGAGACATTCACTGAGGTCTTAGTTGAAATGTCTTCAGCTATACAGATAAATGAAAAGCTCTCAGAAGCATCTACGCCTGATGATAGGGCAGAAGTGCAAACATTTGTGCAAGATAACCAAGAAATGCTTGTAATCACGCAAGAGCATACAGAAGAGTTTAATCAGGCTACAGACGACATTGAATCAAACGCTAATGCGGCAGCAGTGTATTTGGCCGTAGCTGAAAGTAGCGCTGCGGAATATCTACAAGAAACAATTGAGTCATCTAGTACGCATGCAGACGATGTTACGCTGTTTTATGATGCTAACGCGCAATGGGTACAGATGGGTTACAGCACAACGCGCAATCTTACAATAGTCGCTTTGACTGGTGATAACGATTACGGTTTAGATTTATATGTGTCCGAGGCAGATGTATTAGCAGTAGGTGTAGAAACTGAATTTTATGCCTCATCGCCTGTTAGCTTAGGGTATGATTGTTTCTTTGATTTGGAATGCGAATGAGTCTAGCAGATACAGAGTTATCAATCGGTGGCGTTAAGCTAAAAGGAATCTACATTGCTGTAGTGTTCTCATTAGCAACAACCATTGGCTCATTTATTTGGGCTGCTAGCAGCTTATACGGCAGATTAGAGGCTGTTGAGTCTATTGTAGTGCCAGATGTGACTCCAATAGAAGAAAATATTAAGTTAATACAGCAACAATTGGTAGACAACGATATAAGCCAATTAAGCGCTAAATTAGCTACTTTAGGCACTACCCTAGTAACTATGACAGAAAGCCATAAAAACCTCTTAGAGCTGCAATCAGACGTATCTGAGCTGTCTAAAGAGATAGAGGCTATGAAGTCTGTTGTAAAGCAAGCAGAATTAGTAACTGAGGCGTTGTCTGAGTACAAAGATGAGTACAAGGGAATAAAGCGTGAAATAGAAGACCTGTGGATGGGTTTAGACCACCTTAGTGATCCGTTGAGGTAATAAATAATGTGGCAAAGTTTAATATCACCAATAGCTAACTTAGCTGGCGGTTACATGAAGAACAAGGCTGAAGAAAAGCAGGCTAAGCACAAGGCTAAAATGAGCATGATTAAGAATGATGCTGATTGGGAGTCTAAGATGGCTGAGGCTTCGAAAGACAGCTGGAAGGATGAATATCTAGTAATTTGCCTCACAGCGCCTATTGTCTTTATTGGTTATGCTGTAGGCGTAGATGACCCTACAATCATTGCCAGAGTAGAAGAGGGTTTTGCTGCGCTATCAAGATTGCCTGAGTGGTATCAGTATCTGTTGTTTATTGCAGTCAGTAGTAGCTTTGGTATTAAGGGCGCTGATAAGTTAATGAGTCTAAGGAAGAAGTAATGCCACTAATTAGTTTAGAAGTACCAGCAGGTGTTGTAAGGCATGGCGTTGAGTCATTTTCTCGCGGAAGATGGCGTGATGTAAACTTTGTGCGATGGGTAGGTGGAAGCCTCAGAAACATAGGTGGCTGGCGTAACCGTGAAGACAGGACTAACACAGGTGTAACGGCTAATGTAACTTTAGGCACAGGGCAAACGCCTAGAGGGATGATTACGTGGAAAGAAAACTCAGGTATAGCACACATTGTTGCTGGGACATATAACAAGCTGTGGCAAGTAAGTGAAGCTGGCACGTTGCTAGATATAACGCCTGCTGGGTTTACCACATTAGGTGTTGTAGACGCTGTTGATAACTTAGGCTACGGTGGCTATTTATTTGGCAAAGGCAGTTATGGCACAGAAAGACCTGCTAGCGGTGTAATGGAAGAGGCGACTCAGTGGACATTAGGAAACTGGGGAGAGTATCTAGTAGGATGCGCTAATGACGATGGCAAGCTGTACGAATGGCAGCTAGACACAGATAACACGAATAACGTGGCAGACAACCCTGCTGCTGTTATTGCAAACGCTCCTACAAACAACAAGGCTTTAGTGGTTACAGAGGAGCGCTTTATCTTCGCACTTGCTGCACAAGGTAACAAGCGTAAGATTATGTGGTGTGATAGAGAAAACAACACGCTATGGTCGCCTTCCGCAACCAACCAAGCTGGCGATATTGAGCTGTCAACAGGTGGCGAAATTATGTTAGGTTTAAGTGTTAGGGGTAAAACTTTAATACTTACTACAAATGACGCGCACACAGCTACCTATACTGCACCGCCAACGGTTTATGGCTTTGAAAAGGTCGGTAACAACTGTGGTGCTGTGTCGCGACAATGCGCTGTATCTATTGATGAAGGTGCTTTTTGGATGGGATTAAAAAGTTTCTTCGTATTTAATGGTGGAGCAGTGCAAGAAGTGCCATGTGATGTGCATGACTATGTATTTGGCGATATGAACGTATCGCAAAGAACAAAGGTTTTCGCTGTACACAACGGGCAAAACAATGAGCTATGGTGGTTTTATCCAAGTAAGGACTCTGTTGAGAATAATAGGTACGTTATTTTTGATTACCAAGAACGCTACTGGAACACTGGTAATCTAGATAGAACAGCTGGGGTCGATTCTGGTGTATTTACGCATCCTATTTATGCATCATCTACAGGCTTAGTTTATGACCATGAAATCGGCAGCACATATGCTGATACTACTGAGCTGCCACACGCTGAGACTGGCACAATACAGCTAGGCAATGGTGATCGTCTAATGGATATAACGGAAATACTGCCAGACCACGAAAGTTTAGGCGCATTCCAGATAAAGCTAAAAACTAAGAACTATCCAAACACTGCTGAGACTACGCATGGCGCGTTTACGCTCAATAGCCCTACATCAGTAAGGGTGCAAGGCAGAGAGGTCAAAGTGCGCTTAGAAGTGCCTTCTACTAACCCCTACGGCTTTAAATTAGGCGCTGTAAGAGTAGATGCTAAAGCAGGCAGCAAGCGATGACAGCAGCTAGACCGCCACAGCCATCAGGCGACAACTTTAAGACATGGGGTGCGCGCCTTAATGACTACTTAGTGCGAACTCGCTCGCAACTAGTACAGTACGCAGCTGACTCATCGGCTGTTGATGATGGGATGTTGGTATGGGATGCAGATAACACTCGCGTGCTTTACTCTAGCGGTGGCGCATGGATACCAATAGCAGGAACAGGCGGCAACCCTGCTAGCCTTTTTTACAACGGCTCAGCAAAAATAACAGCTACGGCTGATGGTGTTACAGCTTTTGGCGATATAACTCTAAGTGGCTTTCCAGAGTCAACGTACGAGCTAAAAGGCGATGTTGATGGCGCTGTTAGGTTTCATGCTGTTGCGACCGAAGCTCTATCTAAAGGCGATGTTGTTTACATTGTCCAACATGCTAGCTCAGGGTCTGAGACTAAAGTAGCTAAGGCTTTAGCTAGTGATGCTGCAAAAATGCCTGCATTTGGCTTAGCCTTAAATAATGCAGCTATTGACGCTGCTGTGCAGATTGTGACATTTGGCAACTTGTATGGCTCTGGCGGTGCAGGTAATGCATTAAACACAAATGCGTATAATTCAGGAACGCCTTTATATGTTAGCGCAACCACAGCTGGTGAGTGGACTGGAACTATACCTGCTGGCGAGTCTAACTTTATACAAAACATTGGCAAGGTAGTACGTAAGCAGCAAACAAATGGGGTCATTAAGGTAGGTGGCGCAGGGCGTACTAACGCTACACCTAATCTAAACAATGGCAACATCTTTATAGGCGACAGCAATAATCAAGCGGTAACAACAAGTTTAGCTACACAGGTTAGTGCCTTAGAAACTAGTCATAATGATGTATTGGTAGATGGAGACTTTACTAGCAATGGGTTCATGAAGCGCACTGGTGCTGGAACTTATGCCATTGATAGCAATACTTATTTAACAACGCATCAAGATATTTCAGGCAAAGCAGACTTGTCAGGCGCTGACTTTACTGGTGATGTGAGTGTAGATGGCGATATTGCAGTTACAGGTACAGTAGATGGCGTTGATGTAGGTAATCTCAAGTATCATGATGTAGATTACTTTATGCTAAGAGATGGCTACACTCAAACGCTAACCACAGCGCTTTTAGACATTGGCACATATACTAATATCTATGACGCGGCAACGCCAGTGCCAACTATGCGAATACTAGACCTCACTGCGGAAGTTAATTGGCTTGACACGATATATAACGGCAATACGTATCAAAATGATTTAGAAATTCGGTTTCAAGTCATTGTGCCAAGCGGCACAACAAATGCTGTAAGTTTAGGCTCGGTAACACAAGTAACTAGTAGCGGATATACTGTAGGTAGCTCCTATCAGAAGTGGTTTTACGTTTCAGGCGATGTTACGCACCACTTTTCTGACTTTGGAAAAATACACGAAAACAGTAGTGGTGGCTCGTTCGAAAGATCATTATATAGCTATCAATACAATCCTAGTCAAAACAGGACATATTTCAGTATTTCGACCTACCCTACAGTTTATGCTAATGGTACAACTGTGTATTGGCATCCCTATCAATGGGAGTCGGCAGGAGTATTGTTAACTGATTATAGGTATGCAGACGAGAAAGGTAGAAGTGGTCAAGAAACTTTACCTTTTATGTGCAAGACAGCCTATGATGATCGCAACATGACGTATCGAATAAAAATTAGAGAATTGTCATCTAGCTCTACGCAGCCAGACAAAGCGCAGATAGGTCAGACAATGCTAAAGATAACTCAACAAGAGCCGTGAATATGATAGTAGCATACACCAGATTAGACAGTGATAATCGAATAGAAACAGTTATACACCAAGAGTGTGACACTAAATCAGAAGCTATTACAGTTGCAAATGCATTGGTTTTATCTTCAGTAGATAATGAAGAGGTGCTAGAGGTGTTGCGAGGCAGTAGGGTTTCTGACACTGAAGTTAAATACAGCGTATCACACGAAATACCCCGATAACTTAAAAAATGGTATAATCAGACCCTATGAGCATAGACGCAGAATTAGATAGATGCCGCAAATGGATTGAAGCTGCTTTAGCCTACAGTGGTGGCACTCATACATACGAAGATATTGTAGAAGGCGTACACGCTTTACGATATCAGTTTTGGCCAGCAGAGCGAGGATGCGCTGTAACAGAGATTATAGAATACCCAAGAAAAAAGGTATTTCATGTGTTTTTAGCAGGCGGTGAAATGGATCAAATTGTTGACATGGAAAGCTCAGCAGCAATATTTGCTAAACAACAAGGATGTCAGGGTATGTCATTGGCTGGCAGAAAAGGTTGGTCTAAGGTTTTGAAAGAACATGGGTGGAATGAAGCATTCACCACATTAGCGAAGGAGCTATAGTATGAGTGGCGGCAAAGGTGGTGGTCAAACCACAACAGCAAGTATACCTGAGTGGGCAAAAGAGCCAACAATAAGAAACCTACAGCGTGCTGAAGACGTACAGCAAATTGGTTATCAGCCTTATATGGGTGCTGACCTAGCTGCGATCAATCCTACGCAAATGAGCGCAATGCAAAACACGCTAGACGCTTCATCAGCTTTTGGCATGTCTGCACCTGCTACTCCAATGCAAGGGATGCCGCAGGCGCAAGACTTTGGTGGCGGCATACAAGGTTATAGTGCGTACCCATTATTTGAGCAAGCTCAGCGTGAGCTAGCAGCACAAAACCCTCTTCAACAACGAGCATACGATGATTTATTTGTAGAGCCTACCACTAATAATTTTGACCCTATCATGTCAGTGGCTGAAACTAACTTTCCAAAAGTTACTTCACCTAGCCTGCAAGCTGGCGGTGCAGGTGTAGGCAATTATTTAGATAAGGCTGCTGATATTTTTGGGGGTGGCGGTGTTATGGACACTGCTCCTGCTCCTGCTCCTGCTCCAACAAGTCCAGTGACAGGTCTGCCTGAGCAAACAGCTGAACAAGCGTACAATGAGAAAATGACAAACAGGGGTATTGATGCAGTTATTCGCGCAAATCCTGAATATGCGAAGCCTTCAATGTCGATGCAGCAACGATTTGCACGCCAATCACCCACAGGTCAATTAGCGAAAAACGCTGCGGCACAACGTGAAGCTATAAAAAAGGTCTTAACTGAAGATTTAGGAAAAGCACCAGTGAGAAGTGATTTTGATAATTATAATGCAAATAATCCACGAGGGCGCGAAACTAAAACTAGCCAAAAAAATGAAGCATACCAAAGAGCTTTAAATGATTACAATAAAAAAGTAGAGCTTAAACAAGAGTTTGGTCTAGAGCCAATCACAACTGGTAACACGACAGGTAAAAACGCGCCAGCACCACAAGTAAGGACAACTCAAAAAACAGCGGCATCATCTTCTAGAAGCCAAGCGAGAAGAAAGGCTGCATCTAGCAACACACAAAAAAAACCAGTTAAAGCTAAAAAGCAAGCTCCAAAAACAGTTGAAGAGGCAGTATCAAGCATTGTGAAGCCTGAGACTAAGAAGTTGTCGCGGATAGAAAGAGCAAGACGCTATCGCGGCAGAGGCGGCAAATCTAAGATTTCTACGCGCGCAAGTAGAACAGGAAGGAGAAGATAATGGGTGCTTCAGCAGCTAAACAAGCAGTAACAGGAACGGCACAGCCATCGTCAGGTGGTAAGGGTGGTGCGAATACGACCCATCATATGGGCATGATGAATAAAACCAAGCCTGCACAGCCGCAAATGAACAACCCTACTGCTCCTAACGTGATGCAACAGTCGGCTACTGCTTTAACAGGCGCTACACAAGCCGCTACGGCAGGCACGCAATATCAGCCTATGAATGTTGGTACGCAAGGTGGGTTTATCAAAGCGCAAGGCGACATGGGAAGGCAGCAAGTCGGCGCTGGTAATGTTAGCACGCAAGGTGGATATTTAAGCGCTCAAGGCAATATGGGTACGCAGCGTGTTAATGCAGATCGTGTTGGCACGCAAGGCGGGTATTCACGTGTTAATACTGGCGGCACTACGCAAAGTGTTGGCACAGGAATGGGCAGTAAGCAAGCTGTAGGCGCAATGGGTACTGAGCGTGTTGGCACGCAGATGGGCAATAGAATGGCAGGCGCAAGCGATGTGGTTGCTGGTCAGCTAGCAGGCACAGATTTATCTGCTTACACAAATCCGTACGAGTCACAAGTTGTTGATCAAAGCATGGCTGACTTAGAGCGTGCGAGAAAGATTCAACAAATGCAACAAGGCGCACAAATGAGTGCATCTGGAGCGTTTGGCGGTTCACGACACGGCATTGCAGAGGCAGAAACTAACCGATCGTTCTTTGATCGTGCAGGTGCTATGGCTGGTCAATTAAGACAGCAAGGATTCCAGAATGCACAGCAAATGGCACAACAAGACATCGCTAGCAGAATGCAAGCTGGCTTAGCCAACCAAGCGACACAACTGACAGCATCGCAAGCTAATCAGCAAGCTGAACAAACAGGCTTGCAGCGCCAGTTACAAGCAGGCATGGCAAACCAAGCAGCTGAGCAACAAGGGTTGCAGCGACAATTGGCAGCATCACAGTCAAACCAGCAAGCAGAGCAAACTGGGTTACAAAGACAATTACAAGCTGGCATGTCAAATCAACAAGCACAGCAAGCTGATTACAATAGAAGGCTGCAAGCACAAACTACTAACCAAAGAGCGCAAGAAGCATCGCGTGCTAGACAGCTGCAAGCAGGAATGGCTAACCAACAAGCAGGCCTAACTGCACAGCAAGCTAATGTACAAGCGGAACAGCAAGGTCTCCAAAGACAATTAGCTGCTTCTCAAAGCAATCAGCAAGCGTTAGAGTCATCTAGAGCAAGACAGTTACAGGCTGGCATGTCGAATCAGCAAACACAATTAGCTGCACAACGCGCTAACCAAGCAGCGGAGCAACAAGGTTTAGGTAGAAGATTGCAAGCGTCACAAAGCAATCAGCAAGCACTAGAGCAGTCTCGTTCAAGACAATTACAGGCGCAACTGGCTAATCAGCAGGCAGGATTAGGTGCAGCTGGACAAAGACTAGCAGCCTCTGGTCAGCTAGGTCAGCTATCGCGACAAGGCTTCGACATGGGTCGCACACTACAGGGCGATGTCATGCAGCAAGGTACAATGCAACAAATGATGCAACAACAGTTGATTGATTCGGCTAAACAGCAGTTTGCAGGCTACACTGGACAGCCAACTAATACGATTGGATTATTGTCACAAGCATTAGGCGCATCGACAATACCGCAATCACAACAAACTAGAAGAGACTTAGGCATGTTTGATTACGCAACACTAGCAGCAAGCATGTTCGGGGGCGGATAATGATTGAAGGTAATCCAGATTTTTTGGCAAAGTTAATGGCAGAGTTAGAGGCTGAGAAGGCGCTTACTGTAGGCGCTAACGGTTTGCCGCAAATGCCACCTAGTATGGCAGGAATGCAACCACAGGAAGGTGGCATGAATCAGCAAGCGTTACAAGCATCGTTACAAGGTGGAGCGCCTGATGGCTTTATGGCTGGTAATATGCCAGACCCTAGCGCGCCTGTTAACAATATACCGCAAGAACTAGCTAGTATGGGTTACACTCCACCAGCACCTGCACCTGCACCTGCACAGGCTGGACAAATGGAGCAAGCGCTAGGCAAGCTAGCAAGTTTCACGCCTGAAACTATTGAGCATCATCCTTTAGCGCAAAGCACAGCACAATATGTGCCATTGCCACAGTCTGAATTTAATCCGTATGCACCTGTATCAGGCAACATGGGTTTAATGGAGTTGTTAGCACAAGCACAACAAATGGGTTAAGGAGTAGTTAATGAGTTTGTTAAACATGGGTGGAAAGGAAATAGACCTTTTAAACCTAAAGCGTATGCAAGAAGAAATGGCACTAATGAACCAGCAAGCTCAGCGCATGGGTGTTACTGGCATTGATACGCCACAACTAGGGCAGCAAGCTCCTGCACCAGCTCCTGTACAAGCTCCTGCACCAGTAGCAGCGCCAGCTCCTGCACAAAAGACTGGCTTCATGCAGTCTATTAAAAACAAGATGCAAGACCCAGCATTTATGGCTAGATTAACTGCTGGCTTAAACTCTATGCGTTATGCGCCTAGCGCTGGTATTGCTGCACAGTCACAGGCTGTGTTAGAAGAACAGCGTGCAATACAGCGTGGCAATCAGACAGCACAACAATTACGTAATTCAGGTCGTGGCGATTTAGCTGACATGATTGAGGCTAGCCCAGAAAACGCTGCAACTATATATTCTGCGTACTTACAGCAACAGCTAAAGCCAAAAACATCATTCAAGCAAAAATCTGGAGCGCAACTTAACACAGAGCTGGGGGTGTCGGCTTTTGACCCAGCAAAGATGTACAACGTAGATAGCACTGGCAAAGTAACTGGTATTGGTGGCGATGCGCCTGTTACAAACATTGACTTGGGTGGAGAAACTGGCATTGATGAGGTTAACAAAAGTGTCGCAAAAGAATACACAACATGGATAGGCGGTGGTGCTGCGGATGCAACTAAAAATGTTGCACAGATAGCGAATGCAGTACAGTTATTGCAAAGCGGTGATATTACAACTGGCGTTAAATCAGGTCTAATTGCAAGGTCAGGATTAGGTGCATTCTTAGACCCAGAAGGAACAGGTTTAAGAGAGCAGGTAGAAGAAGTAGTGCAGCGAAACTTACGAGTAGTGTTAGGCGCGCAGTTTACTGAAAAAGAAGGTGAGCGCTTGATCAACAGGGCTTATAACCCCTCGCTAAGTACGCAACAAAACCTGAAAAAGCTAAACGCATTGTTTACGCAAATGCAAACAGCATTAGACCAAAAGAACGCAATGATGCAGTATTTCCAAAAGAACCAATTTAACATATTGGGTTATGAAGGAAACATACCAAGCATTACTGACTTTGATCGTGCGTTAGATGCTGTAAATGCACCTAAAGTTGGAAGTGTGATTAATGGGTTTGAATACTTAGGCGGTGACCCTTCATTAGAATCTAGCTATAAAAAGGTAAACTAAATGCCAACATTCCCGTGGGAAAAATTTAAAGCTGGAGAAGACCTAAGCCCAGAAGCGCTAGCAGCAGAAAACGTGCAAGAGGTTGCACAAGAGCCAGAAAGTCAACTTTTCCGAACAGCAGCGCAAGGTTTAACTTTTCGCTTTGCAGACGAGGTAGAGGCTGTTGTTAGGTCTGCATTTTCTGATCGCAAGTATGATGAAGTGCGTGACGAAATTAGGCAAAAACTCACGGATTACAAGATTAGCAATCCTGCTACTGCACTGACTGCTGAAACAGTAGGCGCAATTATTCCTAGTATCGCAATGATGGCAACAGGTTACGGCTCTCCAGTGGGAGCTGCTAACTTAAAAAGAACATTTGGCAGCATTGCAGCGCAATCAGCAGCTACAGCTGTTGGAGAAACAGAAGACCTATCAGACATTGCTGGCATTGGTACTTCAACAGGTTTTGGCACGGCAGGCGGCATATTGTTTGAAGGTGCAGCTAGGGGAACTGGAAAGTTATTGTCTCCACTTATCAATTTTGTGAGGAAGAAGTTTGGAGATAGGGCTGATACGGCTGTGCAGGCTGAATTGCAGCGTCTTGTTGAGTCAACAGGATTAACTGTTGATGAGGTCATTTCTGGCGTAGCAGATGGCTCAGTTATAGCTGACAACCTAACGCTTGTTAACTCAATAAAATCTATGGTTAATGAAGGCGGTGACGTAGCTGCTGATATAATTGCTCGATCAGGTGCTAGAAGAGCATCAACAGGGCAGGCAGCACAGCAACAGTTAGAAGGCGCGCTAGCTCCACAGAGTAGCGATCCTAACGTAATTAGAGCTTTCAGAGAGTCAGAGGAGCGCTTGAAAAACCAGCAAGCAGAAGCGTATTCTGAGGCGTTTGAGCAGGCTGGTGATGTCCCAGTAGAGCTAGCTGAGCAAATGCAAAATATACTGCAAAGAATGCCACAAGCGCGCGCAGGGCTAGAAGAGATATATCAAGCTGACAATATAGTGCCTTTGTTCAGAACAGATGCAGCTGGAGCTATTACGCTGGCTCGCAGACCTACTATTAAAGATGCAGAAATATTACGCAGAACACTTAGCGACATAAAATCTGGCAAGTTTAGAGAAGGTCAGGGGACTATGGGCGAAGTAGTTGGTGGCATGGAAAGAACGCTAAGAGGCGGTATAGATGAAGCATCGCCACAAGTAGGTTCAGTAAGAGCAGATTATGCAGCAAGAATGTCTGCTAGAGACGCATTTGAAGAGGGAAGGAAAGCTCTAAATAAAAATGTTGATGAGTTACAGATATTTGTTGATGGTCTTAACCCGCAACAGTTAGAAGCGTTTAGAGCTGGCACAATGGCAGCAATTAGGGACAGAGCTAGAAGATTAAGAACAACAGTCAGAAAGCTAGCCGATGAGGATACGCAAATTGGAGCAGCATTAAGAGTTGTGTTGCCTGAAAATCAAGCACAGTCTGTAACTAGCTCATTACGTAGGGCTGCTGATGCAGACATAGTAGCTGAAAAGGTGCAGCCAACAGCTGGCTCGCCAACAGCACAGCTAATGAGAGAGCAAGAGCTACGTGGCTCAAGACCTTCAGCAGAAGATAGTTTTAGAATGAGTCAAGGCGACCCATTCGCATTTATTAAAACACTAAAAAATGCAATTCCAAGCGGTAAGGGTTTAGACCAAAGTCAAATGCTTGAAGTGGTTAAAATTCTTTATTCAGAAAGCCCAGAGCTAGTTGAAAGAGCATTGAAAGACAATACAGTACAAGGTGAGCTACTGCGCGCAGCGGAGCGCATAGCAAGCGCGTTGGCGACAACTGGTAGGACTGCTACAATACAGCAATCAGCACAATAGGAATAGAAGATGGAAGCTAAGCCGTTAACAGAACAAGATATACAGTCTATTGCACAATCAGCAGTAGAGAACTGCGTTAGTTTTGTAGAGTCAGAGATTGCTCCATCTAGAATCAAGGCTCAACGCTACTATGAAGGTGAGGTAGATATTGGCGAGGAAGAGGGTCGATCTACTGTGGTAGCCACTAAGGTGCGTGATTCTATCCGAAACATGAAGCCTAGCCTGATGCGTGTATTCTTGCAGTCAGATCGTGCTGTAGAGTTTGTTCCTAACAAGCCAGATCAGATACGCTTTGCCGAGCAAGCGACAAAATACGTTAACTACAAGTTTGAAGAGCTAAACGGCTATACAGTGCTAGCTGATGCTATCCACGATGCTATGTTAAAGAAAACAGGCATAGTTAAGGCGTATTACGACACCACAGAAGAGGGTGAAATCTACACCTTTAACAACCTGAACGATATGGAATTTACTGCTATTGTTAATGACGATGGCATTGAGGTTGTAGAGCATACAACTACGTATGAGATGGAAATAGATCAAATGGGTATGGAAGTTGAGTCGCCACGCCATGATCTAAAGGTTATGAAGACTAGTGAGATGGGCGATCTTAAAATTGAGAGCGTACCACCTGAAGAGTTTTATGTAGATGCGTCTGCACGTAGTATTGATGATGCCTATGCGGTATGCCACAGAACAGATATGCGTGTTGGTGACCTAGTTGAGATGGGTTTTCACTTTGAGCAGGTTGTTGAATTAGGCAATATGGATGACAGTGGATCATTTGCTGATCTTGAGGATTTCGAGCGTACTGGTTACGTTGATACCTTTGATGATGACGAGCAAGACCTCAGTATGCGTAAAGTAATGGTCACTGAACTATACATTAAAATGGATATTGAAGGTGTAGGCATTCCACAATTACATCGCTTAGTGTTAGGTGGCGACAGCTATGAAGTGCTAGATATTGAGCAGTATGGACACTTGCCATTTGCAGTATTTGAAGTAGAGCCAGAGCCACATACATTTTATGGTACTAGTGTTGCTGATCTCATCATGAACGATCAAGATAGCGCTACAGCGTTGTTAAGAGGTGTTTTAGACAATATTGCACTAACTAACAACCCTAGAACAGAAATATTAGATGGCGCAGTAAATATTGACGATGTGCTAAATAACGAAATTGGTGGTGTAGTAAGGGTAAAGCAGCAGGGGTCTATACAACCTTTAGCTGTACCTTTTGTTGCAGGTCAAACACTGTCTGCTATCCAGTATTACGACCAAGAAATTGAGAATAAAGTTGGCATCTCAAAAGCTAGTTTAGGCCTCAATCCTGACGCTTTACAGGCTAAAACAGCTACTGCTGTACAGGCAACACTACAGGGCGCTGCAAGCCAGATAGAGATTATGGCTCGTAATTTAGCGCAGGGCGGTGTTAGCCAGTTATTTAAGCTAATGCTCAAGCTAGTGATTGAAAACTGCGAGGAAGCTACTGTAATGCGTGTAACAGGCGGACAGTATGAGCCTATCGACCCACGCAGCTGGGACAAGAAAATGGATGTCAAAGTCAATGTTGGCTTAGGCACTGGTAAGGAAGAGCAAAAGCAAGCAGCATTGGCGCAGACGCTACAAATGCAAATGCAGATTGTACAGGGTTATGGGCTACAGAACGGTATAGTTGGTTTGACTCAAATTAGAAACACACTGGGCGACATGTTGGCGATGAATGGGCTGCCTAACTCCAACCGTTATTTCAACCCTATGGATGAGCAGACAGAAGCGCAAATCATGCAGCAGCAACAAGAGCAGCAGGGTGAAGAGCAAGGCATGACAGAGCAAGAGGCGTATTTACAGGCTGAGCAGGCTAAGGCGCAAGCTAAGGCGCAAACTGACATGGCTAAACTGCAAATTGATGCACAAAAATCACTTGCAGAAGATGACAGAAAACGCGATCAGATGGATCAAGACCTATTGGTTGATGCAGCTAAGATATTAGGACAATACGGTACTAATGTTGACGTAGCACAAATTAAGTCAGATCAAGCAGCGCCAAGATACCCACAGCAATCTCCAGTAGATGCTGTAACTGGCGGTAGATTTTGAACATAAAAGAAAAGGCTAACCGAGCCAGAGAAATTTATAAAGACGAAACCTTTAAGGAAGTCTTAGAGAATATTCGGGAACAACAAACCAGTGTTTTCCTGAGTAATGAGGCATCAATGGATGCCATTAAAGATGCGCATGATATTGTACGTGCGCTAAACCACATCGAAGGTTACTTCAACACTGTTTTTGCAGACGAGGCAATCTACGATAAGAAAGAAAAAGGAACAGCACCGTGGAAACGACTGAAACTTTAGAAAGACCAGACACCTCTGTAGAGGGAGCAATTGAAAGCATTTTACAATCTGAAGAAACTGAACAACCTGAAGAAGAGACCTTAGAAGAAGAGGCAACTCTGGAAGAGGATGAAGAGTTTGATAAGGATGAAGAGGCTGAAATTGATACTGATGAAGACGATGAATATGATGATGTCGATGAATCAGAAGAATCTGACGATGATGAATCTGAAGATGATGAGGACACAGAAGATACTGAACAAGCTGGTACACAAGATCAACCTATCACCGTTAAAATAGACGGCAAGACTGAGGTTGTTACCCTTGATGAACTCAAGCAAGGTTATAGTGGTCAAAAGTATGTCCAAAAAGGTATGCAAGAAGCAGCAACAGCTAGAAAAGAAGCTGAAGCCGTTTATTCTGCCTTATTACAAGAGAGACAAAATATTGCACAGCTCTACCAGCAAGCACAGCAAGGCACTTTAGCTCAGCCGCCTGTCGAGCCAGCAAGAGAACTGTTTGAAACTGACCCAATTGGTTATATGGATGCTAAGCTGAAATATGACGAGCAACTGCAAAACTATTCAATGCAGATGCAACAAATGGAGCAAGTATCACAACAGCAAACTCAAGCTGAGCAAGCAGCGCAGCAAGCATATTTGCAGCAAGAGATGATGAATTTGCAGAAGGTATTACCTGAATTTGCAGACCAGAATAAAGCTACACAGATCAAGGATAAATTGATTACTTCTGGCACACAAATGTACGGTTACGAAGCAGATGAAATCGCTCAGGTTATGGATCACAGGGCTATCCGTGTGTTACATGACGCTATCAAGTATCAAGAGTTGATGTCAGGCAAAGATGCTGCTGTTGAAAAAGCCAACCCTGCAAAGCGCAAAAAGCGCCCAGTGAAGGCAGGAGCGAAAAAAGGCAATAATACCTCTCAAGTAAAAAAGAAACTGCGACAAAACTTATCCAAGTCAGGCAGCGTTAATGACGCACTGGCTTTAATCTTAGAATCTTGAGGAAAATATTATGACACAAGTAGCAAACACTTTTGACAGTTATGATGCAGTAGGCATCAAAGAAGACCTTTCTGACGTAATTTACAACATTACTCCAGATGACACTCCACTTTACTCAGCTTGTAAAAAAACTAAAGCTAAAAACACTTTAGTTGAGTGGCAAACTGATACTTTACGTTCATCTGGCGCTAACGCGCACGTTGAAGGTGACGAGACTGCGTTTGAAGCAGCGACTGCAACTACTCGCTTGAACAACCGCACTCAAATCTTCAAAAACGCTGTTGTTATTGCAGACACTGATGAAGGGCTATCTAAAGCAGGTCGCGCTAAAGAAATGGCGTACCAAACGCTTAAAATTGCACGCGAGCAAAAGCTAGACATTGAAAGCGCTCTATTTGCTAATAACGCAGCCGTAGCAGGTTCTTCTACTGTAGCTCGTGAGTTAGCAGGTCTTGGTGCTTGGGTTAAAACCAACACTAGCAAAGGCGCTAACGGTGCTGATCCAGCAGGTGACGGTTCTGACGCACGTACTGATGGTACTGATCGTGACTTCAGCCAAACTTTGTTTGATGACGTTATGCAAAAAGTATGGACTGCTGGTGGTAACCCAGATCGTGTATACCTTTCGCCAACTAACATGAACATTGCGCTTGGCTTTACTGGCGGTGGTAACAGCAGACGTAACATTGATGCTGCACGCGAAACTGTTTACAACTCTGTAGACGTTTATGTAACTCCGTGGGGTACTGTTGAATTTACTCCAAGCCGTGAGTGTCGTGGCGATGACGTATACATCCTACAAAGCGATATGTGGGAAGTTGCTGTTCTACGTGGCACTAAAAACACTGAGATGGCTAAAACAGGTGATGCTACTAAGCGTCAGGTTGTTACTGAGCTTACTCTATGTGCTAAAAACGAAGCAGCTAACGGTCTAGTTGCTGATACTAACGGTTAATTGTTAGTTGTAGTACAATCAAGGGGTGGCTTCGGCTGCCCCTTTTTTATGGAGATAAACAATGGCTACTACAAAAGAAAAGATACACGTAAGCAATGACGGCAGTAAGGTGACGTTAGAGCGTCAGCATGATGTTAGTGATGACATCCATAGGGCTGAAGTGCTGAGAAAGGCACAGCAAGGCTGTCAGGGCGAGAGCAGGCTAGTTGGAACTATTCCTATGTATTTGATCACAGAATGGATGAAAGAGGCTGGAGTAGACCCTAGTGATAATGAGGCTAGACAAGAGATAATGAAGCGTAAAATCCTATCTGGCGAGTTTGATAAATTTAGAGTATGGAAGGGTACGTGGTAATGGGCGATTATAAGTATTTTAGTGTTAAAGAGTTTGATTGTCAGGAGACTGGCGAAAACGAGATGAAGCCTGAGTTTTTAGAGAAGCTAGATGAGCTTAGAGAGCGATGTGGGTTTAGCTTCCGTATAACTAGCGGTTATAGGTCTGTTAAACACTCTATAGAGGCGCGTAAGGCAAATGGTGGTGGTACGCACACCAAAGGTATAGCTGCCGACATATACGTCTCAAACGGCCAGCAGAAGGCTTCTATTATACGTCACGCTGTAGACATGGGATGTTTTAATGGAATGGGATTAGCTAAGACGTTTGTCCATGTAGACATTCGTGAAGGCGAACCAGTTATGTGGAGCTACTAGCGCTTTTTCTTGGCAGTCTTTGCAGCTTTCTTAAATGATTTAGCTGTGGGTCTGCCTTTAGTGCCAGCTTTACGCATAGTCTCACCTGAGCCAGCTTTGATGCGTTTACGCTTAGCGTGAATGTTAGCGTATAAACCTTTAGCCATTACTTTTTCTTCCTATAAGATACTTTTTTGCCAGTTTTCTTGGCTGCTTTCTTGGCTGCTGCCATACCCTTTTTAGTATACGAATAGTGCTTTCCACCTACTTTTGGCATATCAATCTCCTACCATTTGGTCTTTGATGCCCAGTATGCTGCTGACATTTTGCCTTTGGCAATGTTCTTAGCATGGCGAGCTTTGAATGATTTGCGTCTAGCTTTCTCACTAGCAGTCTTAGGGTTTTTACCAGCACCTGAAACACCTTGCTGCCCAAAGCGTATTGTCTTAGTTTCATTGCCAGACCTAGCAACAACAACGTGTGACTTTGTGGCGTGATTAGGGGTGCGTTTAGGTTTGTTATACCCAGAGACACCTGCCCTTTTTAATTTACTATCTTTTTTCATAGGGTCGATTATACCAAAAAAACCCCTGTCCGAAGACAGGGTAATCAGAGGTTAAGTCATATCAGGGTGTTCTAGGCGTAACTGTTCTTCAGTAGGCGGCTCAGATTGCTCAGCGATAGCTGTCTCCAAGCGCTCCCAAAGCAACGCAATATGCTTTCTAGCGTAACTGTTTGCACCACGATATACGGCAGCATCAATTATATTAATTAACTCTTCACGCATATCTGTTAGACCGTGTTGGTCTATCTTGTCGAACATAATTCCCAAAATTTGATCGCTCATTATTCTTCCTCGGAAAAACCTTCCTTTATAGCTTGAGCATAGGCATTAACAATAACATTTAGCTCGTTTAGCTGCATTTCAAGCTCTTTAGCTTTTGAGTTAATGATCTGCACCCTTTCAGCATAAGCAAGCTGATTTGGGCTTAAATCGTCTTTTTCATACGTTTTATCATCTATGGTAATCATAGTATTCCTTAGTTATAACTAATTGGTTTGTGGGTTTCATCGTCTTCCATTTTTCTGAACTCTTCCCTGTAATGCTTTGCTATTTCTGCGCGCAGCTTTTTGTTTGTTGGCATCAGGGTCTGCCATTTTTCTCTAAGCATATCCATATGCCCTTTGCCTAACAAAGACTCCAACCATGCAGTAAACTCAGTCGGGTTTTCCGTAAACTTTCTGTGACAGTAGTGGCAAAGACATAAGGCGTTATCTAATGACCACCTTACAGACTTAGCTGCCCTGCCAAATATATGCGCGCACTCCATCCTTCCATCCATTTTCTGGCAGTGTTCGCATACGTGGTTTTTGTTTTTTCTTACAACGTCACTAAACCACTTATCTGCTGCATCACGTTTTATAGCCATCTATCTCATCCTTTGATGGAAAAGGTATATTTAAGTTTAACTCTGCTGCTAAGTGCCTAATTATAACATCTGACACCTGTGTCACCTCATCGCTCTTCAATGCGGTTGTGCTGCGCTTTTTGTCTGGATACATAGCAGACTGCACCTCTAGCCATATAACGTCTTTAACGCGCTCCCATGTCCACGGCAGCATAATGGCTTTATCAGCCAATAATGACTTTATCGTATACTCATAACCTGCATCGTTACACGACTCTGCAATGATTCTGCAAAACTTATGTATCGCCTTATTTTGTTGGCTGGTACGTGTCCGACCAGTGCTTACAGTTACAGTAAGAAACTTTTTGTCAGAATAAAGCTCGTTAATTAATCTGGTTGCTTTACCTAATGTTGCATCGCTGTTAATTGTTAATTCTGTCATATCAATTTTTTCCTCAAATGTTTTTGTGAAATTATATCTGCTGCCGTCTCTAGGCGCTTATAAATTATCTTCTCTGCCGTCTTGCGCTCAGGGTTTAAAGGAACGCCACTGGCTCTTAGGTCTATGTCATTGACGACCTGTCTGCCTCTGAGCCTAGTGACCAAAGTGTTACGCTTTATTCCTATGTAGTTAGCGTATTCTTTGTACGTGTATTTTTTGCCGTGCTTAAAATGCCCGCTTGTTCCCTTAAATATTAAATGCTTTGTGCTTCCCTGACCTGCCATATTGACTACCCTTTGTCGTATGCCCAAGACCTATCGGTTAATGATTCAATTACATTGCGTTTCTTAATCGAGTCAACCTTAGCTGTCTTAGCGTAGTTGCTTTTTGACCACGTTGTTACAGCTGCCTTCCAGTTGACCATCTTATTCTTACCCACCTTCCAGCCATTTGACTGATAGTGAGACATCCACTTCTCAGCATCAACAACATAGCCCTTTTCCCTAATGTAATCAGTCACCATATCAATTGTTGGGGGAGTGAAACGACCAATATTATTAGATGTATTATTAACTTGTTCTATTATCCTAGAACTTTTTTTCGGGGGGGTGGGGAAATTATTTTCTAGGGGGTCAGGTAAATTTTTTCTAGGGGTACTGAAAGTATTTTCCTCGCTAAGATATATACGTCTTTCCTGTACTCTCTTAGTGCCTTTCTCAAAAACCTGCTCACGGCAAATGTACCCTGCTTCCTCTAATGCGCCTAACCAGTTTGTGATAGACCTGTCCTTTACGTCATACAGGTCAGCGAAATAACTATTTGTTGCCCAGCAATACCCACGCTCATTACACAGTGCTGTGATCTCACCATATAAAAGTTTAGCGTTGGGTGGCAGCGACTTGTCATATCTTACGCCTGCTGGAATTATTGCAAAATACCCCTGATGCATATCTATACCTCTCCATCTCTGACTAAATCGCTAAGACGCATGTGAAGGCTGTCTGCGATTCTGATTAATGTTTCTAAATTACAGTTGTTGTGAGCGACTATCTTACTTAGGTGCTGTGGAGACATACCTGCCCCTACTGCTACCTTAGCCATAGTCAGGTCTTGGCGTGCTGCTTCGACCTTTATTGCTTTCTTTAAGTTGAACATAAGTACCTCTTTATTAATTAGTGCCGAGTATATCTCCTGTGACTAAATAACGCAAACATATAATTAATTTACAATAACAGTTGAACCTGTGATTTAGGTGTGTATAATAAATAGCTCATAACAAACGAGGTGATGTATGACAAATATCAATTTTCTATCTGATTTTGAAAAAGGCGAGTACGATTGCGTACATAATCAGCCACCAGCAATAGGCGCTAATCAAGAATACCTAGATGGCTATGGGCAGGAGTATGCTCGTCAAGAAACTATCTCTGGGCAGTACGCAGATCAAACTGCACAGTGTAAATCACAACTAGAACAGTGGGGGCTGTAATATGAATCCGTGGAAAGAAATCCAAACGGGGCTACGCGCCCCATTCAAGCTAAGCCAGCTACACTGGAGACAGGGTAGAGGTGGTATGCAGTTAGCCTATATTGATGCGCGTGACGTTGCTAATCGCTTAGATGAGGTTGTTGGTATAGAGAACTGGCAAGACCGCTATGAAGAGGTGTCAGGTCGTCTTATGTGCTATTTATCTATCCGTGTTGAAGGTGAGTGGATTACTAAATCCGATGGCGCTGGTGACACCAATATCGAAGGCGAGAAGGGTGGCATATCTGATGCCCTTAAACGTGCAGCACAAAAGTTTGGCGTAGGTCGCTACCTGTACTACTTGCCAAAGAATGCTACTGCAAGCAACCTACCTAAGTGGGCTATTCCAAATGAGCTATAGAGCAGAGTCAGGTCACTGGTATGACAAAGATGGCGAGCCTGCATACACTACTGTGGGCGCTAATGGTAAGGAGCGTAACACTACGCTGCGTGATGCTAGAAAGCTAAACCTAGTACCCAGTGTGACAACAGTAATGGGCATGGCTGCCAAACCTGCGTTAGAAAACTGGAAGATAGACCAAGCGTTATTAGCAGCAGCTACTATGCAAATTCGAGTAGGTGAGCCTGTAGAGATGTTTATGGCTAGGGCTAAGATGGAGTCTAGGCAGGTAGGTAAAAAGGCAGCTGAGCGTGGTACAGAGATACATGGTGAGATAGAGCGTGGCTTTGTAGAAAACCGCTGTTCAGCATCTTTTAACGCTGTTAAGGAAGTATTGGACACATTGTACCCAGATACCAATTGGAGCGCTGAGAAGTCGTTTACGTGCGCTCTAGGGTATGGTGGGAAGATAGATCTATGTAGTGACAACGGAATCTTTGTTGATTTTAAAACTAAGGACAACTTGGATGGCAAAGACCCTAAGAAATTAGTTTACGATGAGCATGGTATGCAGCTAAGCGCATATGCGGAAGGCTCAGGCGTAACAGACCCAGAAAGGGTGTCTATCTTTATTGATAGAGCAAACCCTGAGATAGTGAGCTATCATGTCTGGGATAAAGAATCTCACAAGAAACATACTGAGATGTTTAAAGCGCTTCTGACGTTTTGGAAGCTAACAAAAAACTATGATCCAAGCGAGGATATAAAATGAGTATTAATCAAATGGTGTTTACAGGCAACTGCGGAGCAGATATGGAAATCCGCCATACCCCTAAAGGTGTTGCTATTGGAACTGTAAACGTGGCGGTAACGTCAGGATGGGGTGATAACAAGAAAACTACATGGGTAAAATGCACCATGTTTAAAGAGCGTGCTGAGAAGCTAGCACCGTATCTCACAAAGGGAACGCCAGTAACAATGTCTGGTGAGTTTCAGATGGATGAGTGGACTGACAAGGAAGGTAATGCACGGCTAACCCCAGTATGCATGGTCAGGGATGTTCACTTTGGTAAAAAACAAGAGGGCGCTGCGCCACAACAACAAGCACAAAAGCCGCAGCAGAATAATAACTTTTTAGAAGACGATATTCCGTTTTAGGAGATTAAAATGACTGATAAAGAAAAGGCAGTAAAAGACGCGCACCGCTACGCTGACGAAGCTATAGCTGTTGCAAGGAAGAGAACCAGTTTTCTTCGATCTAAGTTTAAGCACTGGTCAAACAGTGAATGGCGAATGGTTACAAAAGGCGAAGCGCTAGGTGTGGCAGCCATCATGTTGTTGCTACTTTTTGTAGGATAATACCCCTATGACCTATGGGAATCCTCTCCCTATGTGAGCCAGCTTGATGCACTGGTGGTCGTAACGCATCATTACCTAAAATCATATCTAATATAACCAAATAACACTCTTGACTCCTACCTATCTACACTATAATCGCGCCTCAATAACTGGGGGTGCAATGAACTACATCATATTATTTACACTGCTGTCGCTAACTTTGATAGCTATAGACGATATAGCTGGTCGAAGACCGATAGAAAAGTACAAGGTAGAGAAGGGGCAATAGCCCCTTTTTTATTGGGCTACAGCTTAACTTGGAAAAAAACAGCACAAAAAGTGATGCAAATTGTGCCAACTTACTTGCAAGTAACAGTTACTTCTGTATAATAGATGCCATACACACATAAACGAGGATATACAGATGAAGACTTTAGAAGATACTAACGCTTACAAATCATTGTTTAATATTGCAAAGGCTCTGCACAATGATTATGGGTTTGTGCCTTATGAGGCTATTTTTAAATCAGCTAAAGAGCTATGCGAATCAGAAGGTTTGTTTAAGCACCAAAGAGCAGCAATGTGTCTTGACGTTGTTCAGACTTACAACTGCCAAATTAAAATCAAATAATAAAAGGGGTGATGAGAATGAAAAATCGTAAAGTAAGAGCAACAACTCTTTGCAAAAAACTAAACGCAGCGTTCCCTAACATTAACGCTGTTCCCTACAATGAATTTACTGGTGAAGATAAGGTCGAGCAAGACGGCATCTGGTTAAAGGGCAGCGAGGATTTAGACAAGGATGGGCTGCCTTACTTTGACTACTGGAGCATGACTGGCAGCCAGTACCATGAAGGTGTAGAGGCAATGGCAGATAAGCATGGCTTCTACTGTGAGCCATACGATGCAGGCACATTGATGCTATGGAGACTGTAATGAAGACTCAAATTTTCGGTGATTTAATAGTGCAGCTTGAAGATGACTGGGATGGCTGCATGGCTGAGCTAGAAGACACGCTAAAGGATGTAGCGGTTTACTCATGGCTGAAGGAGCATAAAACGTGGTTGCACGATATGTTTCCTGAGTGCGCTCAGTATGATGTTGATATGCTGCTGGAGATTCTGTACGCAGATGGTACTGATGATATGTTTGATACTGCAATGGCTGGCAGTCGTGACAGTTACGCTGCCGATGAGGGGTACAGTGAGAAGGACAACCCTGAGATGTTTTATGAGTGCTTGGCAGTGCCAAACTTCAAAGAGTACGTTGGCAACAAAAAGGTATGTTTTGGTAAGGTCTATACTCTGGCAGAGGCGTTTAGAGATTCTATCTATCTCTATCTGGAGAAAAGGCTTGAAGATGAAATCCTTAATGAGTTTCACAAATCCGTTCACTAGGAGAAGGTTATGACACAGCAAGAAAGAGTTTTAGAGTATTTGCAGGAAGGCAAGAAACTAACGTGCCTAAATGCGTTTAATGAGCTGGGTATCACACAGGTAGCAGCTAGAATTTATGAACTGAAGGAAGAGGGGCATGATGTTAAAAGCAAACGAATTAAAGTAACCAACAGATACAACGAGCAGTGCAGCGTATCTGAATACTTTATGGAGAATGACAATGTCAGGTAAAGGATCAGCGCCAAGACCTATCCCAGATCGCAAATCTTATGAAGATAACTTCGATGCCATCTTTAGCAAAAAGTCTGAGCCGAGACCAAAAGCTCAGCTAATGCGTGAGATGAGAAGCAGAAGAAAAAGCGAAGGCTTAAAAGAAATGCGAGTATGGGTTACGGAAGAGCAGGCTGTCGAGATCAATTTGCTATTAAATAAATAGGTGTATACTGGTGTCAAATCTTAGCGGAGCAAGCTATGACGAGGCACTTAGTAATACCAGATACGCAGGTAAAACCAAATCAGCCTACTGAACATTTGCGGTGGGCTGGTTTGTATGCAGCAGAGAAGAAGCCTGATGTAATCATTCATATTGGCGATCACTGGGATATGCCCAGCCTCTCAAACTGGGATGTAGGCAAGAAATCATTTGAGGGTCGTAGGTACAAAGACGACATCAAAGCTGGCTTAGAAGCTATGGAAGTGTTCCTAGAGCCTATCAGGGAAGAACAGAAGCGCCTAATAAGCAACAAAAAGAAACAGTGGAATCCACGCCTAGTATTCACTATAGGCAACCATGAGCAGCGCATAGAGCGCGCTATCGAATCAGATGCAAAGCTAGAAGGGCTGATAAGCTACGATGATCTACAGCTAAACGATCTAGGCTTTGAGGTGTATGACTTCCTTCAGGTGGCGGTAATAGACGGCATTGCTTACTCACATTACTTCACATCAGGCATTATGGGCAGGCCAGTATCCAGTGCTAGGAATATGCTTACCAAGAAGATGATGAGCTGCGTAATGGGTCACGTTCAAGACAAGGATATTGCATTTGCACGCAGAGCTGATGGTAAAAACATACTAGGGTTGTTTGCAGGCATATATTATCAACACGATGAAGACTACCTAACCGCACAGACTAATGGTTCATGGCGTGGTGTATGGATGCTCAATGAGGTAGATGATGGTAGCTGCGAAGAGATGCCGATAACCCTTAACTACTTACGCAAAAGGTATGCAGGGTCATGAGCGCATTAAAGAAACAAGAGGGTGGTAAGCATTACGTTATGCCTATCCAGCCTATTGAGTACATAACTAAAAACAAGCTGCCATACATTGAAGGCAACATAATCAAGTACGCAACACGCCACAAAAACAAGAACGGTGCTGAGGATATCAAAAAGATTATCCACTACTGTGAGTTACTGTTGGAGTTAGAGTACGGTACAAAATAGGGTATAATCGGGCTTATGATTAGAGTTACTATTGATGATGACATTCATGAAGCCGACCTAGAGTTGATTAACGACTTTGCTCAGGCTATCTCAGATCGGGATGCAACCTTACTGGATGAGGTGGTATACTTAGCTAAACAACGGCTAGAAACAACCTATGAAGAGTATGACGTAAACCTATGAGACCTAGTAAATACACAACTGACTTAGGCGATGACATTTGCAGACGTTTAGCAGCTGGTGAGAGTGCAAGACAAATCTGTAGGGATGATGCTATGCCTGCTATGAGTACGTTGATGAAGTGGCTTACTGATAGTGACAAAGTGACCTTTTCGGAGCAGTACGCGCGCGCAAGGGATTGTCAGGCTGATTACTACGCAGATCAGATTGTAGATATAGCTGATGAGCTGTCAGAAGCAGCAGAGGCAAGTGAGCTAGCTAGGGCTAAGTTACAGATAGATTCACGCAAGTGGAAGGTAGCTAGAATGTCACCACGTAAGTATGGTGATAAGCAGCAGATAGACCATACATCTTCAGACGATACGTTTAAGCCGACAGTTATCAAACTGGTAGCGCAGTCTAATGAGTCAGACTGATACAGTAGAGATTAATCTCCCACCTAAGATTGTTGATCTGTTTGAGGGTGAAGCCAGATACCGATGTGCCTATGGTGGCCGTGGTTCAGCTAAGACACGATCATTCGCATTGATGACAGCAGTACGTGGTTACCAATGGGGTATGGAAGGAAAGCAGGGTCAGATACTCTGTGCAAGGGAACACCTTAACTCACTTGATGAATCATCCCTAGAAGAGGTCAAAAGCGCCATTAGAGGCGTTAAATTCCTTTCTGACTACTATGAGCTAGGTGAGAAGTACATACGCTCTAAAGACGGTAGAATCAATTACGTGTTTGCTGGTCTCAGACGCAACCTAGACTCAATCAAATCTAAAGCACGTATCATCCTATGCTGGGTAGACGAAGCAGAAGGTGTGTCCGATAGTGCATGGCAGAAGCTAATACCAACTGTACGTGAAGACGACTCTGAGATATGGGTTACGTGGAATCCAGAGACAAAGCACTCAGCAACGCACAGACGGTTCAGGGTGTATCCACCAACTGATATGAAGATCGCTGAGATTAACTGGCGTGACAATCCTTTCTTCCCAAAGGTGCTAGAGAATGAGCGCCTAGAAGACAAAAAGAACAGACCAGACCTGTATGACCATATCTGGGAAGGGCAGATGCTCATCCATGCAGAGGGTGCATACTTTGCTGTAGAGATGCGTGAAGCTACACATAATGAGCGTATTACCAATGTGCCATATGACCGATCTCTTGGCGTTGTAACGGCTTGGGATTTAGGGGTAGGCGATAGTACCTCTATCTGGTTTGCACAGATGGTAGGGGCTGAGGTGCGCCTTATAGACTACTATGAAAGCAGCGGTGTAGGTCTAGACCATTACGCTAGGGTATTAGGTGAGAAGGGCTACGTATACGACCAGCACATACTGCCACATGATGTAAGGGTCAGGGAGCTAGGCACTGGTAGATCACGCTTAGAGACATTAGATGGTTTGGGGGTGCGACCAGTACATATTGCCCCGCAGCTTAATGTTGATGATAGGATACAAGCTGTCAGGTCATTGATACCACGCTGCTGGTTTGACAAAGAGAAGTGTGAGCGAGGTGTCGATGCTTTACGTCAATATAGGCGTGAATACGATGAGAAAGGCATGACATGGCGCAGCAGACCATTACACGACTGGACAAGCCACTGTGCTGATGCAATGAGGTATCTAGCCATAGGTTACAAGGAGACAACCAACTGGGGTGAACCTATTAGACGAAACCTTCAGGGAATCGTTTAAAGGTGGTATAATCAGCCGTTAATTAACAGGGGTGTTTTATGAGTCTATTTGGTTTAGGTAAGCGTGGCGAGCAACTAGCAAAAGGGTTAGTTGATCTGATAGATAAGCCAGTATCTGCCAAAGAATATATCCAGCAAGGCACAAACCCTGATTTCTTGATTAAGCAGGGCTTATTAGCGCCAGAACAAATCAACAACATCAGAGCAGTACAAGGCGCACAAAATCGTTACCTAAAGCATTCCATCCAGTCGCCAGAGTTTATGATGCGCGAAATGGGATTCCAAAATAACCCTACTGTAACATCTCAAGTGCCGCAGCCACCACGCAACATCATCATGCCAGAAGACCTAGAAGGTATGGTCTTAAAGTCACATCTTGGCGATAGAACGGTTACAGATAAAACAATTGAAAGCATAGGTGGCGTTGATCTTCCTGTGCCAGTACAAAGTAGAGGTGGCGTTGGCTATGGCAGCAGCCCATTAACGCCTGAAGGTAATTACTGGGGTTCTAATCTTGGTGCAGCAACCTCATTGCAAAACGCAGCAGAAGGGCTTGAGGAGATGCTTGATAAGCCAGTAGCAGGCGTATATTCTGCTATGGGAAGAGATGGCAACTTCTTCAACCAAGCATTTGCTGATGCGCTGCAGCAACAGGTGGATGCTAAAGACCTGCCGCAAGAAGCTATAGACCATTTTGATAACTCTATGAGAACATTGCATGGCAAAAAAGACTGGGTAGGGCTGAGACATCCAGATGCACGCAAACAGCTATTAGGCACAGACGGCTACCCGCATAAAGGCGCTGGCAACTTGCGTAGTGCGTATGTGATGCAAATGGATAAAGCTGCTTACAAGAATCAAGGTTTCCCTTTATTGCAGCCGTTAATGAATGAGCTAATAGAGCCAGAGCTGGCTAATGTAAATGTGGGCGACTCTGGTTTTATTATGGGGCAAATTGGTAAAGACTTTGGATTGTCGCCAAATGCAAATCATCCATCATACACTACTGGCATAATGGGGAGAGAGATAGGCGGCACACCAGTAAGCCTGCCAAGTAGGATTATGTATCCTGACGCTTACAAGATATTAGACCAATCATTAACTAAAGCTGGTGAAAAATACACTGCTGCACAAATGATTAATGCACTCGCGGTCAGGCACGATATGTACCAGATAGCAACGCCAGAATGGGTTGACAGGGCATCTGAATGGATAAGAAAAAATCCTAAAGGCACTGCAAATGCGCTGCTGGTAGCAGTAGGTACGCCAATAGCTTTAGGGTCATCAGAAGAAACTCAAGCAGCAATCATACCTAAGTTATCTCAGGCAACGCAGCGAGGCAATACATTCGCCACAGCCAAATCAGCCAGTGATTACTTAGACAAAAAAGGAGCTACTGGCAAGTCTATTGATTACGGTGCAGGCTTTGGGTCTAATGCAAAACAGCTAGGCATCATGGATACATTCGAGCCATTTGCCAGAGAAGGGTTTGACCCAACATTTTCAGCAACAGGCGACATACCTGAAGACACTTACGGCAGGTTAATAAGCACTAACGTATTAAACGTAATACCACCTGAAGCTCGCGCAGAAGCTGTTAAAAATATTGGCAGCATACTAGAGCCTAATGGCACGGCTGTTATACAGACACGCTCTGCAAGCGCTGTAAACGAGCTGAAGAAATCTAAGACAGCTATCCCACAGGATGAGCCAGCATCATATCTAACACGCGATGGAACATATCAGAAAGGCTATACGCGCGATGAGCTGCAAGGATACGTGCAAGGCCTACTAGGCGATAATTTCCAAGTGGAGAAAGTACCAGCAAAGGACATACCTAACGGCTCAGCTATATCAGTTAAGAAACTACGTGGTGTTGCATTGCCTACAGCAGTGGCTGCTACAGGTTTACTAGGCGGTCAGGAAGAGGCAGAAGCAGCGCCATCTATGCTCAAGTCAATTGCTCTAAATGCAATGAGTGAAGTTACACGTAAAACACCAACATCTTATACAGGCTGGAAGAAAGCCCTTAACAAGGCTGGCGTAAAAGATGATGAGCTAAAGCAAATGGGCTTTAAGCAGGAGTTTGAGTATCGTCAGCGGTCACAAGATATTACTAGGAAAGAGGTAGAGGACTTCCTAGCAGAGAACCAATACAACATCAGGGAAGAGACACTAGGGCAAAGAAAAGAGTTTGGTGACGTTACACATGACGAGAACCTCAATGTTTACACAGCACACTTGCCAACAGGATATAGAGAGGAATTTCATACTAAGCAGCAAGCTGAAGATTTTGTGGCACGCAACCCAACAACAATAAATGATGCACAATACGCACCATATACACTCACAGGCGGTAACAATGTTAACTACCGTGAGATATTGCTGCTAGATGGCGTTGAGGCAGATAAGTATGAGGGGCTAACAAAGCAGATAACAAAATTAGAGAATGAAATAGCGAAAGGCATAGGCAAGCCAGAGGGCTATTTGGCGAGAGATGCGATTGTTGATTTGGATGAGGGCAGCGAATTTTACGAGCCTCATAAGAGACTAACGGAGTTAAGAAAAGAGCGCAATGATTTAGCCCAGCCATTTATTCATCGGCATTACGATGACAAAGAAAACATACTGACACATCTACGTGTCGCTGACCGTGACCTAGAAGATGGCAGCAGCACCTTGATGGTTGAAGAGATACAGTCAGACCTGCATCAGCGTGGACAAGAGGTTGGCTATGCTAAGGCGCAAGACCTAAAGGGAGTAGAAGACCAGCTTGAGCAAGTAAATCAGGCAATAAGCGGGTTGAAGGCTCGCACTGGCAAGGATATTGATGCAGAGTTTGATAGGTTGCTTGATATGAGGGACAGGCTAAAAGCAAAGCGGCTATCTACCATGAAAGCTGTACCTGAGATGCCGTTCAAGTCTAATGACAAGTCTAGCTGGTATGACGTAGCATTTAAGCGCTCATTGATAGAAGCGGCTGAAGGCGATTACGACAGCATATCATTTTCTACTGGTAAGCAGCAGGTAAACAGATATGGCGAGTCAGCAGAGGGCGGTGTAAAAACATTCTACGATAAGACGTTGCCAAATCACATTAACAAGTGGGCAAAACAGTATGGTGTAAAGTTGCAGCGGAAGCCAATCAAGGTTGGAGAATATGAATACAGCGTAGATTCGTATGATGACGGAACATATTATGTGCGTAACGATGAAGGCACAACAATAGAAGATTTCGATTCGTATTCCGATGCTTTAGAGTACGTAAGAAATAACACCGATATAGATGATGTTTACACGCTAAAGATACCTGAGAAGATGCGTGATGATATACGCAAGAAAGGTATGCCATTATTTGCACAGACAGGATTGACTATTGGGGGTGCAACAGCCGCAAGTGGGCTGTTATCGCCAAAAGCGCAAGCCAACGAAGCAAGAACACAGGGTTTGTTGCAGAACATGGCTAGCCGTAGAGACATAGCAGAGCGCGCAGGTGCAGTGCCTGACCTCACAGCTGGGCTACTTGAGCAGACTGGCAGAGACATTATAAACTTTGGTGCAGGTGTTATAAATCCTGATTACGGTGACATTGCAGAAGGCGGGATGTTCCCAGTAACAGAAAAGGGTGAAGCTGCGCTTACAAAAGCTGGCGAAGTATTCATGGATAAGGTAGCGCCCACACTGGTTAAAGTCGGCAGGGGCTTGCTAGACGATCAGCCTATGTTTGGTGGTACATTGCGCGAGCAGTTAGGCATGGTCAGAGATCAGTACAACAAGCTGCCAGAGGGCGTTAGGGAAGAGGTTACACCGCGACTAGGTTACGCTGGACTGTTAGCCTTAACATTGTCACCAGCTGCTCAGCCAGTTAAAAAGGCAATTAAAAAGCGCAAAAAAACTAAACAAGAGTGACAGGTCTAAATTTGTTATAATCGCATGATAACTGGAGCGCAATAATGGCAATATCTACATATGACACACTGAAGTCTGGCATTGCAGATTTCTTAAATCGTGATGACCTTACAGGTGTTATACCAACATTCATTGATATGGCACAGGGTCAGATCAACCGCGATGTGCGTCACTGGAAGATGGAAAAGCAAGTTAACCTAACTTCAGTTAGTGCTGGTGCATATTCGCTGCCAGCTGACTGGCTAGAGACAAAAGATTTGAAGTTTGCGCCAGATTTAATTGGGGCTACTAATGATACATACACAGTAGAGTACATTTCACAAAACACTTTTGACGAAAGAAAGCAAAACAGCAATGCACTAACAGGAGACCCAAAATATTACACGCTAGTTGCAAATGCAGGCGTAATGTATGCATACCTTTTTCCAATTACTGAAGTGACCGATGACAATGTAAAAAACTTGTTGATTTTAACTTATCTAGCAGAAAACCAGTTAGATGAAAGCAATCAGACAAATTGGCTAATTACAGATGCGTCTGACGTATATTTATATGGCTCGCTAATACACGCTGCTATCTACCTAAAAGATGACGAAAGACTAGCGTTATTTACCCAGATGTACAATGCAGCAGTACAGAGAGTTAATGCGTCATCTGACGAATCTGAATACAAGCACAATAGACTGCGAACTCGTAAGCTAGGCTTAGATACAAGCCGTTCTAAACAACCAAATCATGTACGCTGGAGCTAAAATATGGCAACTAACACTACACAGTATAACTTTCAGAAGCCAGAGGTAGGCGCAGACACAGATGCATGGGGCGATATGCTTAATGCTAACTGGGATTCTACTGACAGTTTACTACGTGGCGCTACAGCGTTATCAAACATTGGTATTGGCGCAACTAATACAACGATTCCCTTAGTGTGTAATGCAGCGTCAGCAACTGACATCACAGCTACGTTTTCAGGTAAAGTGGGTATAGGCACTACTAGTCCTACTGAAAAACTACAAGTTAACGGAAACATCAAGATAGGTGATTCCCATATAATAGGAAATGATGCCTTTGATAACTTAACTCTTATATCATCAAGTCCTGAAGGTATTGTTTACGGGTCTAATACAGACCATATAATTAAAACGGGTTCTACAGGGCTTGATGCTACAGGCACTGAACGTATGCGTATTGCCGCGTCAGGTAAAGTAGGTATAGGTACTGATAGTCCACAAGCCCTTTTGCATGTTCAAGATACATTAGGCAGTCCACAAATAAAAATTAATAATGAGGGTACTGGAAGCGGCATAGCTAGTTTGATGTTTCATGGTGGTGGGGCTGGTAATCCTACTAGCATTATTCAATCTGGTGGCGCAGATTCAGGAAATGTAGGGATTATCTTCAAGCATGGTAACAATGGCTCTGAAACTGAACGTATGCGCATAGACTCATCAGGTCGTGTGGGTATAGGTACTACTAGTCCTTATGTTAAAACTGAAATAATTGGCGGTGACTTGGCTGTAGGTGGCGGGGCAGGAGCTAGTAATTTAGGTTTAGAAATAAAAGGCGTTCCACTTTCAGCAATACCTTCAGCACAGGTACGTGGCTACATAGCCACAGCAGATAGTGGGATGGGTGTAGCAGGGGATTTGTTGATTGCTCCTAGAACGAGTGTAAACGCGAGCGTTCGGTTTATTACAGGAACATCTCCTGCAGAACGTATGCGTATTGACTCATCAGGAAACGTAGGTATAGGTACTGCTAGTCCTGACGAAAAACTAGTTGTTAAAGGCGGCACATATGCGGCAAACCAAAGTGGCGGCATGGCTTTGCAAATGGGGGATGAAGGCGGCAGTCATTGGAAAGCGCGATTTAAAATTAAAAGCGATGGCTCAGGTGTTCCTAGAACAGTTATAAGCGGTGTTGGTAATAACTCAGGCGGTAGTATTGATGCTATAAACATAAGCAATACAGGAAACGTAGGGATAGGCAATACTAATCCTCAATCTAAATTGGTCGTACAGGATACCAATGCATGTAAATCAAAAATAGTTGCTACGGATGGCGGTAGTCAGCCTTCTGCAACTGCACAGTTTACAATGCAAGGGTACGGGGGTAGGGGCGCAGGTATATTTATAGAAGATAGTAAACTATCTACTTCAAACCCCAACGACAGAGCATGGTTCATGGGAACAGGTTATAGCACAGCTAACTTTGGGATTGGTTACGCGGCAGACGGTGTTAATAGTCATTATTTAGCGCAGAATATGCTGACGGTTGACACATCAGGTAATGTAGGTATAGGTACTAGCTCGCCTAATGATTCGCTACATATAGCCGACGCATTTCCTAAAATACTAATGCAAGATACTGATGGAACTAATCAGTATGGAGAGTTTTATCATTCAAATGGCACAACAGCTATATCAGCAAGA